ATATCCGTGCCATTTCCCCCGTGTTTTTTGCTAGTGCGTGATGTCCACGAGCGGCACGCGGAGCCAACTGCCGCCCACGTCGAGCACCACCATGTGGCCGTCGATCCACTCCACGCGCCCGCTCCACGTCTTGCCGCTGGTCGTGCCGCTGATGAAGTCGCCCACGGCGGGCTCGGCAGCGCGAGCGGTGTGGTCAGCCATCCCCGCCACTGCGGCGAGGTACTCGTTCTGATGGGGGTCTGTGGTGAACATTTGAATAGTGGCTCCGTTTGGGGGTGGGGCGTGAATGTATCGACGAGTGGACAACTGTCAACCGGCCGCCTGAAAAATCTTGTGCTTCCGGTAGCGGTAGTTCAATCAACCAAGAAAAACACTGGCGAACGTCGCCAGGAGTTCGATGCTGTCGTGGACCGCGCGGGCCAGCTTGGAGTCACATCCAAGTTCTTGACCAAGGCGAACCAGCACGAGGCAGCGAATCATTTCATCCCAATCGATCTTCATGGCAGCACTCCTTTGCGTGCGTGGGGGTACTGTACGGTATCGGTAGTTCCCTGTCCAGCCCAACACAAAAAGATTTTTTGGGGCCGAGAAATCCCGAGATTCAGGACTTCTTTCGCGGGCTGGCCTTCTTGGTGGCCCGCTTCCCGATCGACCGGGCGGTGAGGTTGGCCTTCGCTTCCTTGGCCGCAGCCAGGGGGATCAGCCAGACCCGCTCGCCGAATCGCTTGCCTTCGAGGCGGCCGGATCGCAGGAGCATCCGCACCCAGCCGTCCGTGCAGCCCATGAATTCCACGGCCTCCGCGACCGTGAGGTATTCGCCGCCATCGACTTTGTGGGCCATTCCAACCATGCCTCCGATACTACCGCTAGCGGTGGCGGTGTCAAATCGCCCGCCCGGCAGTTGCCGCCGGGGGCTCCGCCCCCGTAGGCTTCCCTGCGTCACGGATTCAAGTGGAGGATAGGGGAACGAAACTAATGTACACTAGTGGTCGTTACCCGCAGGAGGAGCCAGCGATGTTACTTCGAGATGTTCTTCAAAACGAGTACGCCCCTTTGCGGACGCTGAAGCCGCAGGCGATGAGGCAGTACCAACTGACCCTGACCAGATGGTGCGAGACGCTGGGGCGCGAGCCGACGATGGACGACCTCCAGCCGCTCGTCGTCCAGGCGTTCCTCTCGGCCCGCCGCACCAAGGTGTCCGCCGCCTCGGTTCGGAAGGATCGGACGCACGTCTGCTGCCTCTGGTCCTACTGTGCCAAGGTTCGCCGCACGCGGTCTGACGGCCAACTGCTGGAGTTTCCCACCGTCGCCCCGGTGCGAGCCCCTACGAGGCTTCCACGGGCCTACCGGGTGGCCGATGTCTCGGCCTTGGTGCGCACGGCCCTCGGCTACCCATCGCCTGTCTGCGGGCTTCCTGGGGGCTTGTACTACGCCAGCATGATCCGCATGTGCTGGGAGACGGCCAGCCGCATCGGGGCCGTCCGGCAACTGCGGTGGGGCGAAGTGGACCTCGAAGGGCGGGCGGTCATCTTCCTGGCTGAAACCACGAAGACCGGCGACCGGGATCTGCGGCGGGCGATCTCGCCCGAGTTGGCCGGGTGGCTGAAGCAGATCGAGCGGAAGCCGAACGACCTCGTGTTTCCGTGGGACCGCGACCCGACGAGCCTGTGGTACGAGTTCAAGAAGATTTGCCGGGTGGCGGGGGTGCAGCCGAGGGGATTCCACGCGCTCCGCAAGAGCAACGCCAGTTATGTGACGGCCGCCGCCGGGGTCGGGGAAGCCGCCAGCGTCTGCGGTCACAAAGACAGCAAGGTGACCATCGACCACTACATCGACGAGACGATCGCGAAGCCGAAGCACACGGCACTCGACTTCCTGCCGCCGCTCGACCTCAGCGAATGAACCGGGCGCGGAAGGGAGGCTAGGCACGGAAAGGAGACGTGCATAGCCTGCAACCTTCCGGCCCGGCTCATTGTTCCGCTGGCCTTGCGATGTTCTCTCGGCTCGCCAGCATCGCCAGCAGCCGCTCGCGCTCTTCGAGCAGCCGCCCGATCATGCGGGCCGCCGTGCCGTTGCTCGCCGTCCACGAATTTGAAGGCCCGTGGCGGCCCACCCATAGCCACGCCTCTTGGGCCTCGTCTTCGGTGTAGGGCACGCGGGGGTTCACTCCATGCCCTCGCGGTGGAGCACCAGGCTGATGACGCTGTAGGCTGCGATGTCTTTCAAAGTGTCTTCGATGCCGTCGAACTCCACCCGCCCGTTGTGGCAGAAGGCTTTCAGCCGCTGCATCTTGTCGGCCATGCGGATAAGACATGCCTTCCAGGGTTCGATGTTGACCACCTCGGCCCCGTTGCGAATGTTCGCCAAGGCATCCTCGTCTTCACCGTAGTCAAGCGTTTTGGCCAAGTGAAGCTGCTTGATCTCGTCCAGCACCGCGAGGAACTCGCGCGAGCCCGGCCGCAGGTTGTCGGTCAGGATGCCATCGCCATTGAGTCGGTCGGCCACGGTAATCATCCCTTTCTGTTCCCTTCGCTGACGTGCATTGATCGCAGCCCGCCATCGGGGCTGTAGAGGAATGTTTCGCATGCCTGTCTAGCACCAAGGAATCCGTTGGCTGAGTGCCAATCATCCGGCGGGCAGATCGTCGGGGCCGTCCGCACGATCACGCCGTCAAGCGTGTCCAGCGGCTTGTTGTGCTCGGCCGCCTGGTGGTGCAGGTGGCCCGTGTGCCATTCGCGGTAGGTGCTGCGGCTCCACGCCTCGCGTTGCTCCAGGGCCATGATCTGCGGGAGCTTTCGCTTCGCCTTGTGCCCGTGCGTGAACCCGAGCAGGTTGCGCCCGTGGGTGAGGTATTGCCGCGAGAGGAAGTCGGGCTTGATCGTCACGGCCTTTGAGCCACGGAACCGCTCCACGAGGATCCGCTGAAAGGCCCACGTCAGCACCTCGTCGTGGTTGCCGTTCACGATCACCACGTCGGTGGGGGCCGAGGCCGCCGACCGCTCGACGATGCGGAGCAGCGAGTCGCAACCCACCTGAATCATCTTCTGCAATCGGCCGTCACGCTCGAGCGGCGTGCCGCCGGTTGTCGTGCCGCTCGGCGTGTCGTAGTGGAAGAGGTCGCCCAGGAACGCGATCGTGCGGCGCGTGGGCTTGTGGGCATCTCCCACCGCCACCAGTTCGGCCCCGGCCTTGCCCACGAGCTGCTCGGCTAGGTCGAGGTCGTAGTCGCTGCCGCCCGTCGTCTTACTCCACGAGTATGCCCCGAAGTGCGTGTCGCTGATGACGAGCACCTGCCATAGGCCGTCTGCCTTGGGTGCCTTGACGGGTTTGGTCAAGGGCTTGCGGAGCGTCTTCTTCGCGGCGTCGATCATCGCCTCGACCACTTCGATGGTGGTCGGCCCGCCCTTGGGCTTGAGCCGCACGAAGACCCGGTGCAGTTCGATGGTGCCGCCGTCGCCGTCGCCGCACTCCCATTTGGTCGCCTCGCTGGCTGCGACCTCGAAGCGGGTCATGTCAGCCTCAATGTGGCGAAGCAGATCCTCCACCGTCTTGATGCGGCGGCTCGTCGAGCGGGCCTCCAGCGAATCGCCGTCCTGCCGTTGCGTCACCTGCTCGGCATCGGCGGCAGGCTTCGCGGGCGGGAGCTTCGACGCCACGGAAGCCGCTAGCGTTTTCCGTTTAGCCACTGAATGACTCCCTGCAAGCCGCTTGTTTTCCAGCCCCGCTCGCGTGCGGCTTCGATGATCGCACGAGCGAAGGCCGTCTTCTGGTGTGTCGCGTGATCGAACGAAGCCCGCACCGCTTCCAGTTCCGCCTGGGCCTCGGCGGGCAGCCGCTCAAACCACGTCCCGAATCCAGGGCTGCGGTTCTTCGTCCGAGCCAGCACGTCATCGAGCAGGCTTGTCGGCTTTCTTGCCACGGGGCTTCCCTTTCGGCTTGGGCTTCGCAGAGCGCCGCAGGACCATGTTGCCGTCGTCGTCCAAGGTAAACGGCGGCGAGGCGTCGTCGTCCTCGTAGTCGAGCTCGGCGAGGTTAGGCTTCGCTGCCTTGGGCGTTGGCTGCTTGCGTGGCACGGGCCGCCTCCTTCCGTGCGTTGGAAATCGCACGGCGAACCAGCACCCTACCGGCGGCGTCAAGGAACGGCAGGCCGCGTGCTTTGGCTTCCTCGCGCATAACAGCCACAACCTCGTCGATCCGCTCCGGCTTGCTGCACTCGTCCGGCCCCCAGGCGTCCATCTGTGCCGCCTTGGCCCGGCACTTGCACGTCGGCGTCGGCTCAATGCCAAAGCGTTTCAGGAGATTCGAGAGTTCGGTGCCGGGGCCGTGCGTCGGGGCTGGGGTCAAATCAATCGGCCTTCCCTCTTCTGGGCCGTAGCACTGACATCGCCCCAGCCACGGGCGAGCCTGATCTGGCGATAGCGCGCCGCAGGCGACGCATCTATACAGGCCGTCCCTTTTTGAAACGACTTTCATTGATTCAGCACGATCGACAACGAAGCCGATCCGCTGGCTCCTGAGCAAACGCTTCCCCAGGTTAATGCTTCCGGCACCTGCGGGCAGCAAGCGTTATTGGAAGTTCTAGTTGGAACAACGACATCAAAGCCGAGTTCCACTGCTTTGTCGCCCTCCTCGCAAGCAAAGATCGACCAGTTCCAACTTCCTATCGTTCCGCTGTCGCACTGGCCGCCGTTTTGATACGGATTTGCGACCGTGCATATGGGCCTCGCGCATTCCAGGCTCGGCTCTCCGTTCAGGAAAAACGTCCGGCTAATCCCAAAAGTAAAAAACGTCTGGCCGCCAGGCTGGCAAGTCATGTATCCCCGAACCATCCACTCGCAGCCGGTGCTGTCGTAGGCTCGCTGTTCAAAAAACGTAAAGTCGGGCTGAAACTGAATGGTCATCGAAACAGCGTCATGACCGTAATCCGCAAACCTGAATTGCACTTGCAGCACGATGTAGTCAATGTTGCACCCCAACGGAATCGGGTTGTTTTGGTTGCACGAGCAGGGCGGGCTACAGCAACACGCCTGCCCCGTGGCGAGTGCGCCGTTTCGCAGAATTAGACTCCCGCCTTGGGTTGCGAGCGCCATTCAGAAGCCTATGTTGCACAGGTGGTGATACTGAGCCGCACGGTAACGGCCGTGGCGAGCGAGACGCTCTTGACCCTGGTGAACTCAAGATGAGCGGTGCCGAGGCTGGCCCCGGCCATCACGTCGGCCTCGTTCCACTGCCACTGATTCAAGTACCACGCCGTGCCGTCCTTGGCGACGGCACAATTGCGTTGCCCGTTGTCGGGGAGGTTCAAGAACAGATTCACTGCCGACAGCGTGGCCGTCGAGCCCTGCAGCGTCACCGTTTTTGCGGAGTTGATCGACCACGCGCCGGTGAAGGTGGCCATGCGGAAGGTCCGGGGGGCGACCATTGCCGAGCCGAACGTGATCCCCGGCTGGTCGCGGTCGCCCGCCTCGACCTCACGTACCACCTTGGCAATCCGCTCCGCAGCGGGCCGCGTGAACGCCATGCGCTCGATCTGGGATGGCTTGCCGTCTGCCTTGCGTGTCATCGCGGTGCCTCTCGGTCAGGACGTGGGAGGCGTGCCGAAGTAGGTGGCGAATGCCACGGCAGGATTCACGCGACGCTCCAAGATGATCACGTCGCCAGAGGTTTGCAGGCCGCCGCCTTGCGTGAGCGCCACAACATTGGCGGAAGCCACGTCGGTCTCAACGCCCGCTTCGTCCCTGTACTTGACCGTGGCCCGCTTCTTGGTGCCGCCATCCAAGTAGTTCCACCCGGCATTCGGCAGATACAAGTTGTACCCGCTCGGCTTGTAGGAGAGCTCGGCCGACACTTGCCAGTAGGTGACCTGCTGCCCGTTCACCACTTCGGTTGTCTTCTGGGCACTGATGCCATTACAGAGCCACCGATGCGGCGAAGCCCCGGCGTAGGAATCCGAATTGACGCAGCCCGTCACCGCAATGGCCGTGGCCAGCGGGAACGTGGCACGGTTGCCCGACACGGTGGCCCGCAGTTCACCCTCGATTGCCTGCGCGCCCTCGATGATGTCGCCTGCGGTGTTGGCGAGCGGCTTGATATCGCCATTGCCGTTGCCGTTGTAGAAGCGGAACGTGGGCACCGAAAGGCCGCTCGTGGAGAAGCTCCACACGTCCGGGCGGGAAAGGGGGCTCGCCACGAAGCCGCCGGTGCCTTCCGCTGGCGTGGCGAACGAATACACGGCCTCGGCCTTGTAGGCGCTGGATTCCGTGACCTGCCCATCAACGCACAGCATGTAGCCATATTCAGGGTGCGCCGTGCCGTGAGAGTAGCCACCGCTACTGATGATGGTCTGCGTGGGCGTCGCACCATCAAGGTCAAAGGCCACGCGGATCTGCGCGGTGGGGCTTTCACCGAAGCGGTGCGAAAAAGAGCGGCCGAGTTCGCGTGATGAAACAACTGCCATTATCCACCCATGATTTCGACGGGGACGGCACCCAAGCGGTCGAGCTTGGCTTCCAGTTTCCGCAACTGGTCAAGTTGCTTCCGGTATTCCTCGATCGCCGGATCTTCGCGGCCCGTGGCCAGCCGCACGAGTTCCGACGCGCCCTCTTGCGTGCGGATGTCGGCAACCTGAAGCGGCTGCTGGGCGGTGCGACGCAGGGCGGCGAGCCGGTCTTCCTCAACGCTGGCCCGCTCTTCGAGGATTTGCAGTTCGAGGTTGCGGATCTCCTCCAGCCGCTGAATGCGGTCGTTGAAGAGTTGCTGCTGCTTTTGAATCGCCGCGTCAAAGCCCTTCGGGTCGATGAGTTCGCCTTCCAGTTGGGCCTTCGCCTTCTCCAGCCCACGCTGGAACTCAAGCCCGGCCTGCACGCCCGCCTGGCCAAACTCGCCAGCCTTGGCGATGACGGCATCCATTTCGTCCTGCGCGCCGCGAATCGCCTGCTGGATGTCGTTTGCGTTGAAGCCGAAGTCGAGCGTGTCCTGGGCGGCCGCCTGGGCTTGGTCGAGAATCTGTAGCCGACGCATGGCAGCCTTCCCGGCCTCGGCGTCGCCCTTTGCGCGGGCCTGCACGATGGCGGTCTCGGCCTCGTCGATCTGCCGCGTGATCGCCAGCAGGTTCTCGGCGGCTTCGTTTTCGTTGCTCAGGCCGTTCTGCCGGATGAAGGCGTCGGCACGCTGGGCATCGGCCTGGATAAGCCGCTGGACCGCCTGCTCACGCTCTTCCGCAGCCTTCTTCGATTCGTCGGCAACCCGGTTGATCCCGTCGATGAATCGCTTGAAGTCGGCGTCGGCGGAATCGGCGAATGCCTTGATGTTGTCGGCCGACATTCCAGCGGCCTCGGCCTCCTTGGAAAAGAGGTCGATGGCCTTGCCCGCCGCCGCTGCCGCCAGTTCTTGGTTTGCACCAAAGTCTTCTGATGCGGCCTTGAGATCGTCCAGCGTTTTGGCAAGGCGTTGCGCCGCCTCAAACTGGTCAACCGTCACGATGTTGGCCACTTCGACTTGCTTTAGTCGCTCTGCCGCTTGTCGCACCTCATCAAGACGATTTTTCCCGTCGTCCAGCTCATCGAGCGGCTTAAATAGTCCGGTGGCTAGAAGCGCATTTCGCAATGCCTTGAGCGGCCCTTCGGCGGCGGCACTCGCTGCTTTCGTGAACGAGTTTATTGACCCAATGATCTCCGCCAAAGCGTCCACGGCACCAGTTGCCCCGGAAGAGAACGAGACCGTTAGCTGCCTTCCAAAGCCCTGCGTTGCAACCCCGAGCCTGTCCAGTGAATCTCCGAAAAGATCAATCTGTGCCCTCTGTTGGTCGGTCAAAATATTTCCGACGCGATCAAGGTCGGCAGCGGCTGCCCCCAACTGCCGAAACACTGGCAGAAGTTCCGCTCCGCTCTTGCCGAACAACGCCGCCGCAGTGGCCGCGCGCTTTGCCGGATCTTCAATTTTGGCGATGGCCTGCGCTGCCTGCGTGAAGAGCGTCTCGGGGTCGGCGTTCCGCACGTCCTCCGTGCTCAGCCCAAGCGTCCTGAACGCAGCGGCAGCGTTCTTGCCACCATCGCGGGCATCGTCCACCGAGCGGAGGAACTTGGTGAAACTGCCGCCGAGCGCCTCGACGCTGGTGCCCGTCTGATTCGCGGCTGTCTCCAACACCTGCACGAACCCAAACGACACGCCGAGCCGTTCGGCCAACTGGCCCAGCCGCTCGACCTCGCCTTCGAGTTGCACGAGCCCACGGCCCACGGCCACGGCCCCAGCACCAAACGCAGCCAGCCCACCCAGGGCCAGCGTCGTCGGATTCACGAGCCCGGCGATAGCGGCACCGAACTGCCCAATCCCGCCGCCGTTAGAGAAGATGCGGTTGAGCCCCTCGGCCGCACTGGAGATGCCAGAGAGCCTACCGGCCACGTTCCCAATCGGCCCCGGCAGGACGGCGAGCGTCCCCGCCAGTTCGTTGAAGGCAAGGTTGCCCTTCTTGCCAGCCTGCTCCACGGCCGCGTCGTAGCCCTTGGCGGCCGATTCGGCACGGACGAAGGTTTGCGTGGCCTGGGCCACCAGCGTGTTGAACTGCTGCTGCGTCAGGCCGCCCGCGTTGAGGTGCGTGACCAACTCCTGCACCTGGGCGTCGTATCGCTCCAGCGGGCTGCGGGCTTGCTCTTGCAACTGAGCAGCTCTTTTCAAAAACGCTGCTTGCTGCCTGTCGGCCTCGGCGGCCGCTGCCGCCTCTGCTGCGCGAGCCGCGGTATACGCATCGGCTTGCCTGCGCTCGGATTCCGCAACTGATTCTGCGCGTTGCCTTGCAGAAGCCGCCGCCTGCTTGTCGATGCCAAGCCTGTCGATAGCGGCGTTGTTTAGCGCAAACAAGTCGAGCGCGCCAGCCTTTTGTAGGCCGACCCATCGGGCGATCTCGTTCGCGACGATCTTTGTCTGATCGCCATACTGCTGCTGGAGACGCGCTCCTTCCGCCAGGGCTGCGTTGCGCTCGCCCTCTGCCCGCGCTGCCGCCGCCTGCTCGCCGCTGGCGATAGCCACGGCGCGGGCATATGTTTGCTCGCTGATCGCACCCTGTTCCAGCAGGGCCGACAGCCTTGAGAGGTCCGCAGCCCGCTTTTCCTGCTCCGTAGCCACGGAGGCCGTAATGCGAGCGCCTTCGGCGATCGCCTCGGCCCTGAGCCGTTCCTGCTCGGCGGCGATCTTGGCCCCTCTCGCAGCCGCCTCGGCCACGGCCGCGTTCGCGCCGGAGGCTTGCGCCACCGCGCGGTTGTACGTCTCCTGGGTAATCGCCCCCAGAGACAACAACTCCACCAGCCGCTTTAGTTCGCTGGACCTTCGCTCCTCGGCGGTCCTGTTTGCTTCGGTGACCTGAACGCCTTCAGCAAACGCAGCCGCTGTAGTGCGAGCCGCATTCTGGATGCTGGCAAACTCTTCCGCGAACTGCTGGGCCGTGACCTGCCCCGTCTTTAGGGCCGACGTGAGAAACGCAATGTCGGTGGCTACCTGCCGCTGGGCCGCCGACGCACCGCTGGTGCTGCCCAGGAACTTATCGAACAGCGACGCCGACGCGCTCGCCTGCTCGCCTAACTTCTGGAGTGCCCGATCTACCGGCGTCAGGCTCTTCTGGAGACCACTGGCGTCTGCCGTGATCTTCATTGCCAAGCCGAGGACGGTAGCCATTACGCGGAGCCTTTCTTCGCCATGCGAGCCTTCGCCTGCTCAATGGCGTCGGCAATCTGGTTGTCGTGCTGCTTCGGCGTCTCGACGGGCACGAAGTCTTCGGCCTTGGGCGTGCGGCCTTTAGGGCAGTATGGCGCAAGAGATGCGGAGGCTAGCAGCCCCGTCTGCCTCCACGGATCGGGCAGCGGCTCGAAGAATCGGTGCATCGCCACCCACTCGGCAAACTCGCGAGAGTCCATGCGCTCTCCGAGCTCGCGGACAGTCATGCCGAGGTGGGCCGCCAGGCGGAACATGAACCGGCGCGTCGGCCTGGCGTTTAGGCTTTTCCCAGTTCTTGCACGTCGTCCTCCGTGAGGGCGTTGTGCTCCATCGCCTTCTGCCAGATGAGGCCCATGACCTTGGCGCTCTTCTTGCCCAGAGCGGCAATGTCCTCGGGCGTGGTGAAGAGCAGTTCGCCCTTCTCGTCGCAGATGACCTTCTGGAGAAACTTCGTGCGGAAGTTGTCCACGCCGGTCTGCTTCGAGCGGACCCACTCGTTTTCGTAGGCGTCCCGCTCGGCCACGCTCATGACGCGGATGTAGATGCTCCCGCCCCACGACTTCACCGGGACTTCGAGCAGGCCGAGATCATCCGCCGCAAGAATTTGCTGCTTGGTCAGCGTCATTGATTAGCTCACGATTTGAAAGGTTGCAGAGTACCGCCGGGCGTCGTTCACCTGAACGCTGCCGCCCACGCCGGTACATACTGCAAAACCTGTCAAGCCGCCGACGCTGAACGATGCCCGCTGCCCATACGTCGCGCCGATTGCCGCGAACGCCTCGACGGAAAAACTCCCGAGGCTGTCGCTCCACGTTCCATCGCGGCTGGTCGGCAGGCCGCCGCCCTTCTGCCATGTGACGGAGTAGACCTCCGTCAACGCAGACCCGTCCCAACTGACGGAAAAGCCTTGCGATGACGCGGCCATTTGTCACCCGATGGAGACGGTGACCGATCCACGCGGAACGTCATTGACCGCCAGCGTCAGCGAGGCCGCCGTGACCGTCTGGCCTGCGGCGGTCTGGCCGACGAAGAAGAGCGCCGTGCCCATGTAGTCAATCTGGTATTCGTTCGGCGAACCGCCAGTGGCGTTCGGGTCGGCCAAGGCAGCAATCGTGATCGTGCTGGTGCCAGACACCCCCAGATGGCTCACGTCAATCGTGTTGTCCGTGGCGGCGATGTTGTTGCCGGTCTCCACGAATCGCGTGATCTCGTTGAGCAGAGTGCCGCACACCGTGAAAGAGCCGCGATTGCCCTGTGAGCTACTTGCCATGAATGCACCTTACGGAACGAGGATGGTGACGGAACCACGAACGGCATCATTGACGGCGTAGGTGGTCGAAGACGAAGACACCGTGCAGCCCGAACGAGCACCAAGCACCGGCAGCGTCACGCTCGCGCTCGCACTCGTGCCGACCTTGGTGCCGAAATACTCAACCGTGACGGAGTAGGTTGCCCCGGCAGCACCGGAAGCCTTGAGCGGACGTTCCATCGTCACGATCTGGTTGTCGGAAAGCGTGGTCACGTCAATCGTGTCGTCGCCAGCACCGCCGCCTGCACCCGAGAACTGCACCGAATAGGCGTGCAGCGTGCTGCCACCAACCACGACCGAACCACTCGAAAGGCTTGCCATTTCAGGTCTCCACCCAGGTCAATGCGTAGTTCTGCGTGACGCTATACACCGGAGGCAATTCCGCCCCGGCCAGCTGCACGAAGTCGTCTGACTCCTGCTCCAGCGAAGCGTTCTGCACTTCCACATTGTTCAAGGTTCCGCCGTACCCATCCAGAACGGAGCGGAACGTATCCGCCACCTCGCGCGCGCCCTCGTAGGTGGTGGCGTAAATCTGCATCTCCATGTTCACGGTCGGCAGCCCCAGCGGCCCGGCGAGCGTCTGCTGCCGCTGGATCGAACTGCGGCGATACACAGCAAACGGCAAGGCCGCCGTGGCGGGAGCAAGCACGGGGTAAATTCGCGTGCCCACTAGCGACGATACGGCCGTGGTAGATACCAGGGCGTTTCGCACAACTTGCTCGGGGCTCTTAAGCGGCATGCCCGCATCATCGCCAGCGACGGGCCGCCTCTTGCAGTTAGCCCGAGACCGTCTTGCCCGAGAACGTGGTGATCGATTCCAACGCCCGCTCCAGCGACAGGGAGAGTTGCTCGCGGAGCACGCTGGCCACCTGCGACTGCGACCGCTGCCACGCCGTCTGCACGGGCGGCTGACGTGCCACGCCACCGGCCGGGGTCGCCGGGATCGTGAAGGGCTGGCTCCGCTTCACGAAGAACGCCTTGGGATAGCCCGGCTTCGTCGTGAACGAGTTGCCCTGCTTGCGGATCTTGAACGGCCCGAGCCCGTTGAACGAACTGGCGATGTAGCCGTTCTGCCCGCTCACCCAATGCACGAGGCCGTTCTTGCTGCGGCGCTGGTAAGGCTTGTTGGCCAGCGTCGTGATCTTGCGGGGCTTGGTGCCGTTCTCAATCCACCACTGGTGAAACGCCCGATCCCGGCCCGCCCGCACCTTGCCGCCCTGTGCGCTGGTGGAATCCGACTGGCCAGACTGTGTGTAGCCGACCAAGCCCACGCCCACGCGATCCTTCTGGTAAACGACCACCTTCTTATTGCGGGCACGGTAAAGGTTGCGCGTGGGGCCGACCGGCGTGACGTTGCCCAATGCAGTAAAGGCGGGCTCAATCGCCTTCTGGAGCGCGGCCCGCAGCATGGTGCCGCCCACCTGCCCAGGCAGGGCGGCGAACTTGTCGAGGATCGGCTGGATGTCGTCAAACGACACCTCGACCTTGATGCCAGCCATTAGCCGACGTTCTCCGTGCAGATCGCTTCGTGCTCGCTGCGGTTGCCGTGCTCGAGCAGGCTCACGATCTCCAGCGTGCGGCCCCGCCATGCGAACCGCATCTGTTGCGTGAGGCCCGGCAGATACCGCAGTCGCACCTTGTGGGTGATGCTCACCTCCTGCTGGCCAGCCGTCAGAGCCTCGCGAGCGGTCACGCCGTCCACGCTCGCCCAGACGCTCGTGGAGTTGCTCCACGCCAGCACCGTCTCGCCCAGGGCATTGGTCGTGCCGCTGGCAATCTGGACGGTAACGCGGTCGCGGAGCTTCCCGGCATCGATCATCGGTAGGAGCCCCACTTCTGCGAGTCGAGCAGGGACGATACGGCGAACTCCAGCTCCTTGGAGATCGAGCCCACGAGCACCGTGCTGCGGTTGTCGTACCAGAAGCCCACGAGCATCAGCATTGCGTGCCGGATCGCGGCGGGCACGTCGGTGCCGCTGGCCCCGTAGCCAGCCCACCACGTCACAGCATGCGCCCCGGCGTCGATCCGGTGCGGCGGCCAGGTGCCAGCGTAGATCGGCAGCACGGTGCCCGGCGTCGATTGGCGATCCACGCGGAACTGATTCACGGCGTAGGTGCCGGTCGTGCCGCTGTCTGTGGTGAACGTCAGCGACACGGCCGTGGCCGTGCCAGCGACGGCCATAGGCGGCCGGGGCAACTCGATCGCCTCGATGCCCGAGGTGGGGAATCGGTCGAACCTCATCACCCACTGCGTGTAGACGAGCGTGCGGTCGAGATACTGTTCGCACCACTCGCGGGCTGCCGTGATGAGCGAGGCCACATAGGCGTCGTCTGCGTTGCCGTCGATGCGGCAATGGGCCTTCGCCTCGGAGAGCGTCACGGGCTCCACGGCGGGCGGCGTCTGGCGGCTGAGGCTGCGGTACTTCACTTCTTGCGTCTCCGCTTGGGCGTGGCGTCGGCCGTCTCAACGTCGTGCTCGACGGCGGCCGTCTCGATCAACTCCTGCTGCCGGTCCTCCACCGCGAACCGCTTGGCGATCAGTTCCGCCGCCAAGCCGCCGGGGATCTCCACCACCTGCCCGGCGCGGTAGCTTCGGAACGATCGCAGCATCCTTAGTTTCTTCATTGGGGCACGCTCCATGCAGTTTCGGGCTTCTTTCCGTTGGTCGTGAACTCGGTGGTCCACTGAAACACGGGCTTGCCGAGGTTCTGCCCCGGCCACGTCACGACATACTCGCCGTGGCCCAAGACGACGCGCGGCGTGATGAAGACGCGGTTGCCGCTCTCCCGCCAGTTCCGCCAAAACCAGATGTCATCATCCACGCGGCCGTCGTTCCACGATCCGTCGGGGCCGGGCTTCGACCAGAACCAGGGTTTTTTGCACCGCTTCAGGGCCGCCGTGCTGATGACCGTGAGCCCGAAGTGGGCCGTGTCCACCTCCTGCACCGGCTCGGCGAACCACGACGCAGGCAGGCTCGTGGTGCCGCTCTCGGGCGGGTTATCGAGCGTGCCGGGCAGCGTGAGCATCGGGCGGCCGTCTTCCCGCTTCGTCTGCAATCCCGTCAGGGCGTCGCACTGAAACGTCAGCGCCATCGCGAAGAGGTGCTCTACGTCTTCACGACAGAAAAACGTGTCGTAATCAATGAGAAGAAGGAACTCTGCGGTGTCGATGAATTTTTCCATCACGCGGGTGTTCACTTGGCTCCAGAACGCACCCGTGCCCATCGTGGGGCGAATCCCCAGCGGCATGAGTGCCTGAGCCCATGCGAAGTGATTGGCCGTGAACGACAGCCTGGGCATGGACAGGATGGCTTCCACCCGAACGTCGGCCTCAGTGCCCCCAACCTTGACGATCATGTGCTACCTCAAAAAAGAGAGCGGGCCGCCCCGTCGTGGAGCGGCCCGCCCAGTTTGCACATCACGTCAAGCGTCGGGCTTAGGCAGCACCGACGAGGCCGATGACCGGCCCGGCCACCGACGCGGAGCCGAGGCTGTGGTGGCTGATCGCCACGCGAGCCGAAGCCTTGATGACCGTCTGCTCGCTCAGGAAGTTGACCTGATCCGAGCTGGCGATCTCGATGCCCTGGCGGATGCCGTACATGGAGCTGTTGCCGAGGTTGGCATAGAGCGCCATGATCGCACCCGAGGAGTCCGCACCGCTCGGCAGGCGGTCGGTGAGGACCACCGGCGAGCCGAGGAACGTCAAGCCCATGCCCTGCGTCATCCCGACCGAACCGCCCTGGTTCAGGTCGAGGTTCTGCATGCAGGAGGCGAAGAAGAACGGCGACACGAACCATCGAGCACCGGCTCGCGAATGCTGTGGCATCGCAGCCATCATCGCAAGGAGGTTGGCCTTGGTCACTTCGTCGGGGGTGTCACCGGCAGCCGTCACGAGGGACGCGGCGTAGGTAGCACCGGACGACTGAAGCAGGCCGCCGGTGTGGCTCGTCACGAGGCCCGCAACGCCGGGGGCGTTGGCCGGGTTGCCCGAGAACGCAGCCGCCTCGATGGCGTTGGCGAGCGACAACGAAAGTTCCGACGCCACCCAATCGCCGATGCTGATGACGGAATCAGAAAGCAGCTCGTTTGCGATCACGGTGGCTGCGGTCACCTTGCGAGCGGTCAGCGTCACCTGGTTGATCGTGGGATCGCTTGCGACGATCGCCACATTCTCGTCTTGCCACTGACTGGTCGCGCCGCCGGTCCTGCGAGGAAAGAGCAGCACGTCGCTCGGCATCTGCACGTTCTGTGCGTTCTGCACGAAAGCGGAGTACTGGTCCACAAGCCGGATCACGGTCGCGCTGAGGATGTCACTGACGGTCGCGGCACCGGTGGTAGCACCGGTCGAGCCGAGCGCGCGGGTGTCGATGCCCGCATCGTCGCACCACCGACGGGCCTCGGCATCGCCCCGGCGGGCCTTGATGAACATGCCGAACCGGTAGGCGTCCTCGGCCTTCTCGAACGCACGCAGGCGACCCGCGAACGGGACGGCCTCGATGCGGACGGCCTTCTCCTCGGCACGGACCTCGGGGGCCGGGGTGCAGCGATCGACCACCGACCGCAGGTTCTTGGCCGACTCGACGACCGACTTCTCGAAGTCGATCTTCTTGGCGAGCTCACCGGCCCGCTTGTTCAGCGTTTCCAGTTCGAGGTCGCGCTCGGCAATCTTGTCTTCGTCGCCTTCGATGGCGCGAACTGCGTCGATCCGGTTGGCGAGGGTAACCGCCTCGTCCTGAAGCTTCTTAAGGTTGTCCACTGTGGTGAATCTCCTGGCGGCGGTATTGCCGTGGAGTCCACAGTGCCACTATGGGCGGGGTTCCTTGCAGTTAGACGGGCGTGCGGCGTTCTACCGTAGAACACGCCGGAACACGGCGTCGGCCTTCACTACGCATTTACAGCGGGCTCCGCACTTGCGGCACTGCATGTACCGCAGCTGCTGCTCGCCCACGGCGCGGCTGCTGATCGTCCGCAGTTTGTCGCCGCACTTGCACTGCCGCTTGTCACCAGACATTCCGCAACCTCAATGACCATGCGGCAGCGGCAGCGTTGATGCCCCTGCTTTTTGCCACCCACTCGGCAAGTGCCTTGCGGTCTTCGGCTCGCTCTTCGCTGGCAGGCGGAACCTGCGATGCCAGCCAGGCTTCGTAGGAACGCAGGGCAACCGAAGCCGACGTGCTTGGGTACGCTGGCACCAGAACAGGGCCAACGTCATACAGCCCGCTCACCTCGCGGATCTGCCGCACGGCCTTGCCGTCCTCGCCAGTGCGGAAGGATTCGTTCTTCGGGTCCACCGTGAAGGCGAACGAACTGCCCTGCACGTCGCGCCGCTGGATCAGTTCGAGCACGTCGGCCCGGCTCACGGGCGGCGTGACGACATACCGCAGCCCCTTCGTGTCGCTGGAGAGTTCAAGCGTGCCGCTCGACGTGCGGCCCAGGACAATGTTGCTGTCGTGGTTGAACAGGGCAACCACGTCGCCCTTGCCCCGCTGGCGGTTCAGAATCTTGTCGAACGCGCCCGGCAGGATCTCCTCGCGGAACCCACCGAGGTCGAGAGAAAGCCGGTTGTAGACGGCGGCGTAGCCGATGATCGCGGCCCGGCCATCGGCCCGGCTCTCGACGATCAGCTCGTTCTCTTCCTCAAAGGCGAAGTCGCGGCGTTCAATTTCCATCGGTCGGGTTCTCCTGTTCGGCTTCATCCTCGGCGTCGTCGGCCGGGCTGTCTTCCTCATCGACGGGCGGCGCTGGCATCGGCTCCGGTGCCGGTTGCTCCTGGCCAACCTTGTCGAGCGTGGTCATGTTGAGTTGCACGAAGTGCTTGTCGCCGTCTGGCCCAATCGGGTTCAGGTTCTCGGCCTCTCGGATTTCGTTGATCGTCATCCAGCCGTTTTGCAGGGCCGACACATAAAACGCCGCCCGGCTTGTGTGGTCACCCCGCAGCAGGCCGTTGACGTTGTGCTCCGCGAAGTAGGTCTCGTCATCCACGATGAGGTCGCGGGAGATCGCCGCCTCCCACCGCTTCAGGTGCGGCAGCAGGCAGTGCTGCACGAACTCCGTGCCCTGCACTTCGATGTTCGAGTAGGTCGAGCGGGTGAGATCCTGAATCATGTGGGGCGGCACGCGGAACGCCCGGCAGATTTCGATGACTTGGTACTGCCGCGTCTCGAGGAACTGGGCCGCCTCGTTCGAGCCGCTGAGCTCGTGGGCCTTCACGCCGTTGGGCAGGACCGCCGTGCGGAACGCCCGATCTGCGCCCCGGTGCATCCGCTCCCACTGCTCGCGGAGCCGCTCGGCCGCCTCCACGGGAATGGGGTTATCAGACTCCAGCACGATGCCGGGCCGGGCACCGTTGCCGAAGTAGGTGCTGCCGTGGGCCTCCAACGCCTGGGCCAGCCCGATCGCGTTCTGAAAGATCTTGTAGGTGGGGATCGCCCGAATCCCGTCTTCGGTCGTGAACCGCAGGGCGAAGATCTGCTCTTGCGAATAGGTCGTCTGGCGGCCGTTCGGCTCGCGGTAGATGTACCGCAGGCGGCCGTTCTCCAGCCGCTCGACTTCCATGCGAGACGAGTGCAGTGGCCACAGTTCCGAGACGGCACCGCGAGCACCGGGGCGAATCTCGGCGTAGCTGGCCCCGTAGTGCAAATACATTCCGGTCATCCAATCGCGGAACTCCTGCGCCGTCTGCCAGGGGTTCGGCTGCTGATGAAGCAGGCGATACACAGGGTGGCTCGTGGCCTTCTGCTTGCCACCGTTCGCCATCCGCTCGTAAACGTGGAGCGGCAAAGCGGAGACGGCATCCGAGATCACGCGGATGCAGGCGGTGTAGGCCGAGCAGGCCATGCTGTTGTCAGCGTTGACGCGGATGCCCGAGGGCGTGCGGCTCGAAGAAACCTCAGGCCAGTCGATGCCACGCAGGTCGAACATCCTGAAGTCGGCGGCGTTTTCGCTCATATGCTGAACAGTTCCCAGGATTGTTCGGGGGGCGGGGCCGTGGCCGTCGCGTGGATGCCGAGGGCCATCGTCAGCGCCACGATGCCGTCGATCCGTTCGTTGCTCTTCGCCTTGCTGGGCTTAATGTTTCCGGCGTGGTCCTGCTGGATTGCCACGTTCGACGCCTGCCACGCCAAGACGGGATGCCCGCCGTGGTGCAACTTGCCGCCCACCACCAGCGCCTCAAGCTGCTTGGCGGGCGAACTCATCGAGCCGTAGCCCTGCCCAAAACCTAAGACATTCACGCCATCGCCTTGCAGTTGCTGGGTGAGTTGAGTCGCATTCCAGCGATCCACGGCCACCTGCCGAATGTTGAATTTCTTCGTCAGGGCCATGATGTCGGCCCGCACCTGGTCGAAGTCGGTGACGTTGCCGTGGGTGAGGTGCAGCTTCCCCTCCTTCGCCCACTGGTCGTAGGGCACGCGATCCCGCTTCACACGCTCCCGCATGTTGTCCTCGGGAATCCAGAAGTGCGGCTCCACCCAGAACGTGCCATCGTCCAACTGGAACAGTAGGCAGAAGCAGGTGGTATCAAACGTGCTGGCGAGATCGAGGCCCGC